GGCGTCCGATAGTTTGTCAGACCTTAAACGAAAAGTACGTACTGCGACTATCCTTGGAACTTTACAGGCTACCTTAACTAACTTCCGCTACTTACGTAAGGTGTGGCAGAAGAACACTGAAGAGGAAGCACTGCTTGGTGTTAGCTTAACAGGGATAATGGATCATCCAACATTATCAGGAAGGAGAGACAAAGGTGTTCTCAAGACTTGGCTTACTGAACTCAAGGAAGAAGCGATTGCAACTAATCAGCAGTGGGCTGCAAAGCTTGGTATTAATCCTAGCACTGCTATTACTGCTGTTAAACCTTCCGGCACTGTTAGTCAGCTGGTTGATTCTGCTTCTGGTATCCATCCTCGATACTCAGATCAGTACATTAGACGAGTTAGAGCGGACTCAAGAGATCCACTCTGTCAAGTCTTAGAAGCGGCAGGAGTGCCTGTAGAGGAAGACGTAATGTCACCTAGTACCAAGGTATTCTCCTTCCCAATAAAGTCTCCTGAAGGCGCTGTAGTGGCGTCTGAGATGGGAGCAATGGAACAACTTGAGCTATGGGAAATTTACCAGGATTTCTGGTGTGAACATAAGCCGTCTATGACCTGTTACTACCGTGACGATGAGTTCTTGGAAGTGGGTCAGTGGTTGTATAACAAGTTCGACAAGATAAGTGGAGTTAGTTTCCTCCCTTATTCCGAACATACGTATCAACAAGCGCCTTATGAACCCATAGACTTAGAGACCTATGAGAAGCTTAAGAAAGAGTTTCCTGAGACCATTGATTGGGCAATCTCAGAAAACTCTGACATGACGGAAGGGTCTCAACAGTTAGCCTGCACTGGTAATAACTGTGAGTTGTAAACTTGAGGGGTCTTATGACCCCTTTTTTATTTACTATGAAGAAGCCTGTACAGTTCAGGTTCTTGAGCTTTTACTAAAGGCATCTTACCTGATCTTTCTAAAGCAGCTTTAACCTGCGCCCTTTGATTATAAGGAAGCCTCTTTATTCTTTCTACAGCTTCTTTATCAAGTACTTTTTCCGAAGTAGTACTAACAAAAGGAGTTGTAGCAGCTACAGAAGGTGCCCTGAGTCCAGCTTCTCGTAAAGGAACAGTCGCCTGTTCTGCTCTATCAACAAAACCAGAGATTCCTTTTTGTAGACCTGTCTGTTTTGCAAAGATACGTTGAGCAGTTTCAGTAGCCAATAAACGAGAACCTACTACACCAGTTCCTAGTGTTTTACCTATTTCTGGTGTTGTTGCTGTTAACACCTGTCCTACTAAAGCAGTATTAAACAGCCGTTCAAACACAGAAGCATCAAAAGACTTAGGCGCAAATCTAGCTAATTCTTTTTCTTTGTTGTTTAAGTCCTTAGCTTGTTGCTCTAAGTTTGCGAGCTGAACCTTATGTTTTTCTCTTGCTGCTGTTACAAGGTCTTTAACTCTGGCTCTAACTTCGGCTGTCTGACCAAGTCCTGAAAAACGCTCCCTAACGTCTTTTATGTCTCTTGCTAATTGAACTGCTGCGTCATCCTTAGCTTTGCTTAATGACTTCTTCTCTAGTTTTATTTGGGACTTTAAATCAGAGACAATACCGTTTACGTCAGTGTTGGCCTTTTGTAGAATTGCGTCGTTTCTTTGTCTAGCTAAGTTTGCAATATCCTGCGCTTCTCGTTGTAGATTTACGTTACCTCTTGCAGACATATAACGACTAAATGCTTTGGAAGACTCAATCCAGTCTTCAGCAGTAAACGCTCCTTGAACTACGGCTTTACCTCCAGTAGCTCTTCTGGTGGATTCTTCAACTAAACGCTTAGTGGCCCATAAGCCGTTCTCTGCATCAAAAGCTTTTCTCTCAGCAGGGTTAAGACCGTTTTTAATAACAGTATCAAAGTAGTCTTTTATTGAGTCTACATAGTTTCTAGTCAGAGGGTCATTTTCAGTGACACGATTAATTACACTACCTATACGAGAACGTAAATTAACAAGGTCTTCTCCAGTAATTTGACCTTTAGTAGTTAGTTTATTTAAACTTACTTCGGCGTACTCTAGTACTTCATCAAGCTGTCTACCGACCAAAACAATGTCTGGATCATCCTCATGTAGTTTTCTAAGTTTTGCTATTACTTGATCTGGTTCTATTTTATAAGTTTTAGACTTTGCTGTAGCGTACCCGTACTTTTTCCAAAGATCGTCCAGAGCTTTAAGGGCGTCTTGAGGGTCTAAAGTAGTTATTGTAGTTACTTCGTCTTTAGGAGCAGCACCAGGTGCAGCCGATGTTAAAGCGTCTGCTCTAAATTGACCTTGAACAGCGTTAACTGCTTCGTCTGCTTCTTTTACTGCAATAGCTTTTAGATCATCTTTTGACGCATTTACTATGTTCGTAAGACGGTCTACTTCATCATCTGTCAGCCTTTGAGCAGAATTAGTAGCAAGCTTTTCGTTTAGACGTAACTTTTCTACTGCGTCACTTTGCATATCGTCAAGAGAACTTTTAGATAATTTAAGCTCAAGTGCATTAGCTTTTTTAGCCCTAGCTACTTTATCTTTGGCTGTTTCTTTTAAGTTTACAGCGGCTTTACGCATGATGTAAGAAGGCGCAATCTTTGAAGCAACAGACCTAACTTGTTGTTCTGTAAGTGTCATACCACCATAAGCCTTAGAAACAACAGACCTGTAAACAGGAGCAACAGGATGCTCAGTAAACATTAAGTTAATAAAGTCCTTACCTTGTCCCAACTGCTGAGCCATTTTATTATTTACAGCACCAGAGTACGTCTTTTTTATGCCTTCAAAACCAAAGGGAATTACAGCACCAGCAGCAAAACTTAGTCCTGCATTTTTTAAAGCTTCATCAGTATTTTCTCCTTCAAAGCCTGCTACAGCAGCAAGAGGAGCGCCTACAGCAGCAGAAACAACAGGAGTTGGTTTAGTAGCCATAGCAATACCAGCTTTATTTAAGACACGCTCTAGTGGTTTTATTGTGACTGTTTTTGTAGGAGCTTGTGCTGCGTAATAAGAAGCCATTTTACTTAATGTAGCAGCATCATCCGCAGCTAAACCAACTTGTCCTCCTACAGCAGCCCTTACGCCTGCTCCTCCTTTGACTGCGGCTTGACCTTGTCGTAGTCTAGCTGCAGTTGTTAGTAAAGCACCTCCAGCAATAGAAACAGGAGAAAAGATGTTTCCTGTTATTTGTCCTATAGTTCCTGCAATAGGCTTTCTTTCCATAAACTCCGCTGTTTCTGATTCTAGGTCGGCCAGCATTTCTTCACGGATAGTAGTAATGTCTTTACCTTGAGAAAGCTCAGGATAAAAAGCTTTAAAAGCAGCTGCAGAAATCCAACTACCTACTTCTTCACTTTTGTTTAGCCACAGTCCGTCAACAACTAAACGAGCAGCCATCATTAAATCATCAGAAGTCCATTCTTCTTCTCTGTCTATTTCTTCGTACGTACCTTTTGCAACTCTTTCTTCCGTTTGTTGTTCTGTTGTAAGAGCATAGTCTCTATACCTATTAACAGAAGAAGGCTTTCCTGTAACAAAACGGGAATAACGGTTGTTTGGAGATATCTCTTCTCCAGTAACAATATTTTGTTCTGCCATGATTAGACCTCATCTGTACTTAGCAGGAAAAATTTTAAACGCGTCTGTAAACTCAGCTAAAATCTGTTGTCTCTCGTCATCTGTTTTTGCGTTTTGCATGTCTATATCAAGTTGTTGTGCTGCTTGGCTATATCCATTAGCTATTCGAGTAAACCCAACAAAAGTAGGCGCTCTAACTTGATCTGGACCCATTTGTTTTTCTATAAAGTTTTCCGCAAGAAGACCAACATCAATAGCGGCTGACATTATTCTTTGTTCAGCATCTAAATAGTCCTGTATTTCTGCCGCGCCTGCGCTTGATGGAGGAAAACCTTGAGAAAATATAGCAATGTCTGTATCAGAAGCAACACCAGGAGGAAGACTATCAATAATTTTAGTATTCTTTTCTCTTATGAACTTAGTTTTAGCTTGTTCTGATTCGTCTCTTACTCCAGCAGCAGTGTAAAAAGCAGTTCTAATGTTTCCTAATAAACCAGGTGTAATGTCAGTAGTTAAGAGCGTGTTACTCAAGTCTCTGTTTGACTGAAGAGAAACATTTGCTGTAGCTGTTGCGTCTTGGTACTCATAAAACTTATCATAAGTTTGAGGAGCCATGTCTTCTGGTTTAAAATCCTTTGCAGGATCTAAAGGCAAAAGATCAGCCCTGTTTCTGCTTTGAGCATAGTTGTTTATAGATTCTGTAGTGTATTTTCTTTGCTCTACAAGAGTCTGTAGATGGTCGTTAAACTTGTCGTCTGGCGCATTAGCATATAGCTCTTGACCTTCAGGACTAACTAAAGCAGATCCTTCAGCAACAACAACAGGTTTTTTAGGCTCTGGTTTTGTAGCTATGTAATTTCTAAGAAAAGTAACGTCAGCACCTTCTAAAGCTGCAACCATTTCAGCGTCGTTCCTTCCTTCTGCTATTTTAATGGCTCTGTCTTCTAATGCTTGTCTGTTCCTTTCTTTTGTTTCAAGCTGTTCTTGAGCAATAGTAGCCTGACGCTTAACTTGTCCACGCTGTTCTGCCTGTGCTATTTGCTCAGGAGTAGCACCTAAGCCAACAAGAGAACCTAGAGCGTCTTGATAGTCACGACCTTCGGCTACTGCTTGTTCCAAACCAAATAAACCACCAGTAACACCACGTTGAGTTTGCTCACGTTCCTCTTTCATCCGTTGTGACGCTCTAGTCAAAGAAGGACCAGCTGCTGCTGCTCTGCCTACGTCATACAGGTTCTGACCAAATGCAGGTTGCATAAGACCCTGTAGTAGTCCTTGTGAAAACCTAGCCATCTTAGCCTCCTATGCCTAGTAGATCAAACAGTGGGTTAATAATCTCAGTAACACCATCACCTTTGCCAACTTGCTGTGGTGTCAACAGTCCTGACAGGAGACCAGTACCTAGTTGACCATAGAGGTTAGCTTGTCCAAGACCTGAACCAAGCAGTGCCTCAAGTCCACCCATTTGTGCTTCACCAAACAAACCAGCGCCTTGTAACTGACCACGTTGTGCCATTTGTGCAGCTGGCATACCTGCTTGCAGTACGTTCAATGCTTGCGCTTGAGGTGTGTAACTAGCGCCTATGAACTGACCGCCTAGTTGTGCCTGTTGCATCTGCTCAGCTTGCGCCTGTTGCATTGCACTTAGCATCGCCTGGTTACGTGCTTCTTCCTGAGCCTTAGCCAAAGCAAACTGCTCAGGTGCGCCACCAAACTGTGCTGTACGTAAACCTAAGCGTCCTTGTGCCGCTAAACGCTCTTCAGTAGCAAGCCTCTGACGTTCCTCTTCAGGACGCTGTGCTGCTCTTATGCGTTCAAAGACAGCCTGCTCACGTTCCTGCGTAGGTTGCATAGCCTGTTGATAAAACTGACCAGCACCTCCAAACATCTGCTGTTGGAACGCTTGTTCCTCTGGAGACATGCCTACAGTAAGACCACCTTCAGGAGTAGTAGTTAATGCTCCTCCTGTTCCTGTCGTTACTGTGAAGGGCATAAAGCGTGTTTGCTCTACACCAGTCTGAGCAATCTCACCTGCTTCCCTTCTTGCTGTTGTTCCAATTTCACCTAGATCCTTGTAAGCTTTACCTGTTAGTAAGCCACCTGCACCTAGAGCACTTAAACCTAGTATTTGTTCTAAAGTCATAGTAATTTACCCATTAAAGCCATTACGTTAATCTCCTGTAGTGACAGCTGTGAACCGTCAATATCTGCTTCTAAACCTACAACAATACTAGTTCCGTAGCCTGTTGCATTTAAACTTCTTTGGTTGGTCAAAGCGCCGCCTGTGAATTCCACAGTTGTGTACTCGCTTTCACCGTAGAAACCAGTAATCTGGTCACCTACTGTAAATTCTGCTGTTGCATAAGTACCTTTGAAGTCATAAGCCCACTTCATAAATACTGTTGCGTTGTTAGCACCTACTAACGTAGGCTTAAGCTTCTTCAAGATTTTAACTCTGGAACTGTCTCCAAAGGTTAAACTTGGGCTGTAGTACTTAAAACGATAAGCACTGCCGTTGTCCGTATAACCAGCGTACTCACTAATTCCTTCCGACGTTCCAATAAGCAACGTACCGTCTTCTTGTCTTGTATAAGAAGCAAATCCTGTAGACACCCAACGTGTTACACGGTAAGACCCATTTTCTGTTGTGCCACGAACGTCGAAGCAGTAAGTAGTGTCCTGACCTACAAAAGTTAACAGGTAAAAACCTTCTTCTGGACTATAGACAGATCTGAAGAAGTCATTTTCTGTTTGTAACCCACTAATAATGTCCTTAGTAATATTTGCTGACAGACTACTTATAGGCATGGACTTCTGTTGTATTGTTCGTCCAAAGCTCTTTAAACCAGTATGTGACAGGAACAGCACGTCAGTACCAGTGTACTGCACAGTGTCTCTGTCTACGCAACCAATGCCTGCTACTGTGTCAGCTAGTGTCATAGTAGCTGGTGCTTCTGCACCTTGGTACACAATGATGCTGTGCTTACCAAAGATAATCAGCAGACCATTATGTGCAGCCAAAGCAACAATCTCGTCGTACCCGTCAGGCCAGACTTTAGACACGTCAATGGACCCACTAGTGCCGCCTGAGTAGTCATGGCCTATCAAGAGGTCAGACCAGTACACGATAGAAGGACTACCACCAACTCCTGTTACCCAGAGACGACCATAAGCTGACAGTACTTCGTTACCTAGTACAACACCGGCAGCACCTGCTACTGAGTCTAAACGTACTACTGACGAACCGTCGTACACTAAAGGTTCATGAGAAGCTTGAAACAAATACGCTTTGTCATTAAAGTTAACAATCTTCCAGTTGTCTGCTGTGATTGTGTAACTAGCGGGCGTAGCGTCAGTTAATGTAGTAGTGCCTGTGAATATCTTGTTATTGCCTGTAGACAAAACAACATTACTACCGCTACTCTTTACAAACTCATGTACAACTCTAACTGTACTAGAGCCTAGTGCTGTTTTGTCAGTAGTTAGTACGTCATGTCCTTTACGTGCGGCAATACGACCACGTTTGTCAATTACAGCATTGTCTGCAATCTCAGCAAAGGAAGGATCCTGTGCCAAAGGTGAATCTTCAGTGTTAACACCCTTGAACGCAGGAGCTACAAGATTAATACTCTTTAGTTCTTGAGCCATATCAGATAGTCCTAAAGTACATCTCTTCTGGATGCTTAGCTGCGTCTATTGCGATAGCGTCAGACAAATACCTATCAGCAATACCAAAGTACTCAGCAGTAGAAGTTCCTCCTGTTTCGCCACGTTCACGAGCTAATAAAGCAACAGCTAGGTGTATCACAGGTTGCGAAGGTATCAGCAACGTGTCAGTGTTAGCACTTAAGTCACCCTGTCGCTTAATTACGTCAAACCGCAAGCTGTACACACCGTCAGGAGTTGGACCTACAAGTACTTGCGTGTCACCACTAGCGTCAAGGCCGTTGTACGTGTAGTACATAGGTGCGCCTGTAGCAGCATTATTAATGTACAGTTGTTCGTTAAACCAGTCCTTGCTTTGGTACTCCATAAAGACATTACTAGTGTCGTTTAGAACACACATAACCTTCACGTTGTCTCCACAGTCCGTCAAGGAATAAGTATTGTTGTCAGCTGTAGTAGAAACAGTAATAGTGTTTCTCAAGGCATCAGCTGTAGTAGAAACAGTAATAGTGTTTCTCAAGGCAGACCAGTCGTTAGACTCCTCTACTAACTTCTTAGCGTCGTTAATAAAGTCACCAACCATCTTGTTGTAAGTAGTGCTAGTAACCGACGTGGTTTCTTCTTCACGTAGCCTACGTAGCACGTTATTCATAAGGTTCAAGTATGTCATCCGATATATTCCTTAAACAAACTGCTTGTTATTCCAGTTGGTCCTAATGTGTCCTGTAAAGACGCTACGTAGTCAACTTGAGGTGCTTGACCTATTTCTTCTAGTGTAGGTAACTCGTAATTAATGCCTGACATGAAAGGAGTAAAGTCAGTCTTCTTAGGCGCTGCCGTAGCTGCCATCATGCCTGTCCCACTACCAACACCAGGTCCTGAACCATCACCAGTACCAGTCCCTGTTCCAGCACCTGAACCACCTCCAGTTCCAGTACCGTCGCCTACACCAGTTCCAGCACCAGTACCATCTCCTGTACCGTCTCCAGTTCCTGTAGTGTCTTTGGCCTGTTCCTCAGCATCCTTGCGCTCTTCTTCAGAAGACTGTAGATCCTTCTCTAGCTGTTCGTCAGCAGCGTCCTTTCTGCTTTGCTCAGCGTCTTTAGCATCAAACTCAGCACTAGCGTCCTTCTGGGCATTTTCGTCCTTAGTAGCTTCTTCAGCAGCTTGTTGTTCCTTAGCGGCTTCCTCTGCTGCTTGCTGCTCTTTAGCTTGCTCTTCGGCAGCTATTTCCTTAGCTTCTTCTTCAGCAGCTACTTCCTCTTTACGAGTTTGCTCAGCTTCTTCCTTACGTGCTTGCTCAGCAGCTTCTTTATTAGCCTGTTCTGCTTCTTCCTTTTCTTGAGTCTCCGCAGCTGCTTCCTTTTCTGATCTTTCTGCTGCAGCTTCCTCTTTTTCCTCAGTTTCTGCCTGAGCTTCCTTGTCAGCTTCCTCAGCGTCCTTATC